AATTATTTGGCTGAACTGCCTTTGCAATGTTAGCGCCGTTAAATAACTGTAAACTCATATTATAGCGCCTTTGATTTGATCGGTATTATTACCGGCAGTTATAATTAAACTGTTACCGTTAGTTATTATAGCATTACCAGCGTCACCACCTAAAGCACCTTCAGCAGTTATCAATATTCCGTCACCTATTTGACCAGTTAAGCCATTAGATCCAAGATTACCACCAGTGCCACCAGTGCCACCAGTTGATGATGTTCCACCAGTACCAGGGAAGTTAAACGATCCTACATTACCATCGTTAGCAACTCCGTTACCTATACCACCAGCAGCATCATTATCACCTGAACCACCACCTCCGCCGCCACCATTTGAATCTATTGGTAAGCTATCACTTGCACCGGCACCGCCACCACCTCCGCCGCCGCTACCTATTAAACCTGTTAAGTTATCTAATACAGTGTCAACAGTGAGATTGAAAGCATTGCCGCCATCGCTACCTTGACCAGCGACAGTTGCAGGGTTTTCTATTGCACCATTACCACCAATACCACCAGCGCCAACTATAAAGCCTTGGTTTATTATCCTTAACGTTGCACCGGCAAATAATGTTCCAGTTCTTAATGCAAATATACCAACTGCCGATGAAGTCATTCTAACTCCAGCACCTATTACAACAACATACTCTCTTGCTTCAGTAGTTGTTAACAAGTCAGTTAATAATAAATCAACCTGATCTTCGGTAATATACAAATCTACATTGGTAGGTATGTTGTCGCTATAGCTTATTGCCGTTATTTGATAGGTATCTTCAATCGATAAAGGTTTGACGCTTATCACTTGAGCCAAGCTAGATTTTAAAGTTAAATCAGGATTGGTTAATTGTCTTGTTCGCACCTCAATAACAGAGCCATACCATAACCTTTCGCCATTTGGTAAAGTGCCAACGTCTTTAGAGTCTAAGTTAAATACAAATTTATTAGGAACTTCAGCAAACCTATTTACTTTTAATTGAACAACTGAATTAGCTATTAATATGTCAGTAGTTGAGCCGGTATACCAGTTAGATATTATTTCATCTGGCTCGTTAACTTTACCCGTATTTCTTGGTGCCTCTTGAATATCATCAATTATATTAAAAACATTTGCATAATTTTTTACGTCATTGCTTTCAGAAAAATTCAATTTATTATGAATTATAGATGCCCTAGTAACTTGCAAGTTAGGTTGAGGCGTTGCATTCATAGAGTCTTGAAGGATATTTATATCTTCAGTTAATGTTGCAACAGGCAAATCAAACCTTGCTGTAATACCTATAATAATTTCATTTAATATAGTGTCGAAATACATCCATGCGCCGGAGCTTTGAATGGTTTGTTTTAATAAAGTTCTAACCTCTACAGGCTTTGTTATTATATTAGTAAAGTTATATGGTGATAAATCACTAGCTTTTTCAGCATCCCATTTAGCATCGTCAATAAAAGCCAATCCAACATCAGTAAAATCATTAAATAAACGTCTATCAAAGTCAGTTATATTTTCAGCGCCAAAAACACCACCGTTAAGAGTAGTTAAGCAGCCTTGTATTGATTGGTCTATATCGTGATTGTCTGCAGAAGTTCCGCCTTGCCCCCTTATTAACGACATTGAACCAGATCCGCCAGAATAAGAAGTAATTGTATAAGACATTATTTCTTCGCCAATAATTATAGTGCCAGTATCACCATTGACTATTTCTCTACTTCTGTTTTTATCGCCTAAGTTTGTGCCGGTAAAATTAATGGGGCTTGTAATTGAACCCATGGCAGTTTTCAATAATGCGTCACTAGCTAATGGCGCTTTAGCTTTAGAAGCACTAGCAAAGAACAGCCTATCTATTAAGTCTATTTTTGTGCCGCCGTCTCTATTGGTTCCTGAGTAACCTTTAATAACATAGTTTTCTATTTGAAAATTATCATCATCTAACTGTAAAGGATTGTATCCACGCTTTAATCTAGCATCTCTATTATTGAATTCATTCCTAGAATACATCTTAGGCCAAAATGGGCCAGTAACACGCCTATCATTATATGGTGCCGGAAGTTCAAACGAATCATTTGTATCAACAGTGTTGAAGGTTACAGAGGCGCTAGCACTTAGCGCAACATCTTCGCCTATTCTTAATGTTGCTGGTGTAGATGATACGCTTACCAATAATGGAAAGTGAGTAACGCCGTATTGTAATTGCTGGTTACTAAATACGTAAGTTTTTATAGTGCCATTATAAGCGGCGTTATCTGCTGTTGTTTTGGGTGTGTTATATGAGTTAACATCGCCGCTAAAATCAATTAAAGGATCGTTAATATCTAAATCAATATCAACGACATTAACAGCATTACGAATACCTAAAGCTTTATCATCATCATAAGCCATTAAACATTACCTTTAATAGTTAAGGTTAACTCCGATAAAAAAGAACTTGTATACCTAACTGGTGTTGAAGTCCAATGGCCGTAAATTGTATCCGCTGGTGAGCCTTCAGCATTCCATGCAAACCATATCGGCCGTCCTAAATGAGAATTAGAAAAGTTAACCCAGTAGTTATTGATCCAATCGATAGGAATTAAATTAAATGGAGAAATAGTATCTCTAGATCTAGCAACAGTTGAGTTAGCGCCGAACGCATTATTTTCTGTTGTTTGATTAATGACTTTATCTTTATTATTAAATTTACCAAGCTCTAAGCCTATGCTAGATTTAACAGGGAATTTCAAGCTTTCACCAAACAATACCTGGCCAACACTTAAGGGATTAACAGAAGTAAATTTTATTTGCATAACTGCAGTAAAAACAGGATCAAAATCAAAATAATATGATGCGCCGTTTTTAAGCCCTGAAACCTCGCCAACCTTTGTTACTCCTGCATCTGAATAAACCTCTATAACAGTTGCAGCATCAGCCCAATTACCAGCAGTTATAGCCGCACAATCGATATTTTCACCACCAGCTAATACTATATCAAGAGTAACAACACCAGTACCAGCATTCCAGAAGGTGGTGGTCATATAATCAAAGACATTATCTACATTATCTTGATCGTTTGATGCTGTTAAAGTGGCTGATGACAAAACATTGGCCCATGCTACGCGCGATTTATTCATATCTTCACCGTCTATTATTTGTGTTTCATTATCAATGATAATTGCATTGCTCAAAATGTTAATCTCTATTGGTAATACATTGAATATTATTTGTGTCATTATGCTTGGCCACTAGATTGCGCCTCTGTAATTGCAGAAACTAAATCTCTTACAAATCCAATAGGTAATACTTGAGAATCTGTATTTCTTAATTCGTTTGTTAATTCAGTAAGTGCCGTACTTTCAGTTGTTACACTCGGTTGAAAGTCCTGAGTAATTGCTGGTTGAGTTGCAGATCCAGCAGAAGCGTTAACACTTAAGTTAGCATTACTTGATTGAGGACTAGTGCTTTTTAATGTTGTTATTAATCCAGCCCCTTGAGCAGCAACAGCAGCAGCAAACCCTAAGTTTGCAGGAAATGGATTGTTTAACGCTTTAGCAACACCAGCCGTTATATTGATAATGGAATCTGCAATGGCGAAGGCTTTTTGCGTATTAAATGAATCATTGCCAAATGCCCTCAGTAAGCTTAAAGCTGATGTTGCTGCAGTTTGAGCATTACTAATCTCATCATTACGTAATAATCTTTTTAATTCATTTTCTCTTTCTAATTCACCAACTCTATCATCTGCGCCTTGTGCCTCTATACCAGTTAGACTTTCTTGAAAAGCCTGTTCAGTTAATTGTTGCTGCTGTCTAAATAAAAATGTTAATTCTGCTTTAGCCTCTTCATTAGCACCAAGTCTAGTTAATTCAGCCTGAAATGCAGCCTCCTGCCTTGATTGATCTATTAAGAATCTTGCCGCTAAATCTGCATCAGCTTCAGATATAAAGCCTTGCCTAACCTGTTCACGTAAAGCTAGCTCAATTTGAAGTGCTTCTGTTTCTTGTGATAGTCTTTGTAAAAACGGGCTTTGTACCGCTGTTCTCGGCGCTGCACCTTCGTCGTTAATGTTACCTCTATCAGTGCCACCAGATAAATCAGGACCACCAACTAACAAGCCTTGTTCTTGACTAAGTAAGTTTAACTGATTGGTTAATTCAGTAACAAGCGTTTGATACCTGGTAATACTTTGGGTTCTAATTGGTGAATCTGCAAAGCCTCTAAATTGCTCTAGTGCTGTACTAGCTGAAATAAGACTAGCCCTTACTGTTGCCATCTCAGTATTTATTCTGTTTAATTCTGTCGCTCTAAGGCCGTCAGACAATCCGCTAAATGATGCAGATAAGCGATCTACTTCTTCAGATGACAAATTAGCACTTGCAGCAGTGTCATCAGATGCAGAATTAAATACAACTAATGCTGTGGCTGCGATTATTGCAACGCCAATAGGGCCACCAAGGAATCCCATAGCAGTTGTTAATACTCTTGATGCTCCTGTTAATATATTTGTTGCAACAGTCGCCCTAGTAAGCGATGCAGTTTGAACGCCTAAAGCAGCGCTTAAACCAGTAGATGTTGCTGTCTGTGTAACTTGAGCAACCGTACTAGTAACAAGTGAAGTAGTATAAGCAGTAACAGCAGGAACTAGCCTTGCAATAAATACACTCGATGCAACTATTGCTAAGTTAGCTATTGTATCAATGCTTTCACTTGCAGATACTAAAGCATCACCAGCGCCGCCTATAACGTTTGTAATAGTTGTTGAGCTACCAACAAAAGCAGTAATATTATTATTAGCTTCTTGAATGCTTTGTGATAATGTTCTGGTTGCTGCAGCCAATCTATCATCTATAACTGTTGCTGCACCCGTAAGGGCTGTAACCAATACTTCTGCTGTTATTCCACCAGTAGCGGCAAATGCCCTTAACTCTCCAGCAGTACGACCAAGAGAGCGCTGTAATGCTCTTAGTATTTCTGGAGCGCCTTCAGCAATTGAATTAAATTCATCACCACGCAAAGCACCCGAAGCAAATGCCTGACCTAATTGCCTAATTGCGCCGGCAGATTCAGCAGCAGATTGTCCACTAATAGAAAATGAACTACTAATTGTTTGAGTTAATCTTAATAAATCTTCTGTAGATAAATTTAATTGATCAGTAGATAAAGCAAGCTGTGTATAAAGCTCAGAAGTAGATTGAAACTCAGTTCTAGATGAATTGGCAACCTGTAATAAGCTGGCTGTTGTTGCTTCAAGCTCTCTAGTTGTCGTTGTGGTTTGTCTAATTTGGTTTTGAATGCTAGTAAATGCATCAGCGTATCTAGTTAACTGAGCTGTTGCTAATGCAGTACCTACAGCAGTTGCTACCCTTGATAGTTGGCTAAAAGAATTTTGAGTATTCCTTACAGTTGCACCAAGCTGTCTAGTCTCTCTATCTAGATTGTTTATATTACGTTCTGCAGTTCTAGACCTGACCTTTATGTCAATAAAACGAGTGACCATTATTTACCCTTATTAGCTCGGCGCATTTGTTCACACCTATGCGTTATATATTCGCTATCTATTTCATGTATAGCCATTATAAACAAATCTTGTGGATAATGACATGAGCCGTAGTGCTGTTGATAATATCTAATGTCTTGCTCTTTTATTGGATAAGGAGCATCTTGGTTAACTGTTCTTTCTTGGCTAAGCCTATAAAAAGCACTTAATAATGATTGTTGTCTATCTGTTAATGCTGGTTTTAGTTCTAAATATTCTTGAGAATTACCAGAAGAATAGTAAAACATGTAGTTACCTTTTTCTTCCTCACCATAGCCGCACTCTCTACGATAAGTTAACTCTTTTTTATTGCTTCAATATCCTTTTGAGTTACATCATGTAAATAATTATTATAGTTACCTGCGTGTTGAATCAATAAAGGGTTAAGGCTTAAAAAGTATTCAGGATTTAATAAAACCTTTCTAGCGTTAACTTTATTGTATCTTAACTCACAATCGTTTTCGCCATCATCAACACCAACCCAACCAGTAACGCCAAACTCACATAACCAAGTTGCTAGTATTAGATTATTATCAACATCAGAAGGTTTAGGAGCAAATCCATATAGCTCAACTTTTATTTCTTCTATTTGTTTATTGTATTCTGGCGTATGAATTCTTTTAACATTAAAAAACGATCCCTCATCACCAATATAACAAGGCGATCCAAGTTCTTTTTTATCTTGGCTTTCTCTAAAATCTGATATGTTCATAATAACCTCAGTCAAAGGTAGTCGGTTTTAGCTTGGCAACTGGTGACAAATCAGCGTTCGGTTATGAACCTAGCCAAGCTAAACTATTTAGAAGTTTCTAAAGATTTGAACCGTTTTATTAGTTACTGGATCTTCTTCCGCACTATAACTCATCTCATTTGAACTAATTACATTAGAGGCATCAGGCATAGAGTGTTCAGTTAACTTCGCTCGCATGATTTCAATAACCATAAAACGACCATCAGCCCAAGTAAATGCACAAGCTAAAGAGAATGGAGTGCTAGATTCAAACATTGTACGCCATTCAAAGGTGTTACTGATTCGTGCTCTAGTAACTAATGCACCAGTTGATTCAACATCACCAGCCGCATAGCTTTCGCCTTTACAAGCTGCAGATCTATCGCCAGTATAATTATTATTAAAATCAATACCGAATGACTTAACGCCACAATCTGAGCCAATACCATTAACATAGATTGCTGATATATTATTGATTGCACTTACTGGATCTGATAAATCTAAAGCTGAATCAGTTTGGCCAGCAATCAATGCAGTACTATC